TGGTAAACTCTAATTCTACTTTGGAGAATTTGTTCTTGTCTAAGAATTGAACACCATTTACTTCTTGCTGGCAAGTAGTAAACAGCTTATTCAAATCATAAGTCATAGTATAACCATTAGCAATATATGGACCAACAAGAGATAAGATACTATTACACATTCTCATACGATCATTGTAATAGTATAACAACTGTTGGTTATATTGTCCGGTTTGTAACTCTTCTCGATTGTTACAATACAATCTGATATCTAATACTGTACCAGTTATGGTAATCTTTGTATCAGACATTTCGATTTGTCTCAATCTTGAGATTGCTTGAGAGTATATAGATTCCTCTTTATTCTCTCTTCGATATGATAAGAGTATTCCATTCTCAATCTTTTCGCCAATGTCCGGAAATACCTTATATCGATTTTCGTCACCGTAGATATTCAGAGGGATATCGTTATCATTTAAGATAACATTAACCTTCTTAATCAGTGGGGCTTCCATTTTTTCACATGCGATATCAGAAACAAGAACGGAATCTTCCATATTGTCATCTAGTGACATATATGCTACATTAAGATTTGTTCCATTTGTCTTGTTTCCAAACTTATCGAACCCTATACTACGTCTAAGAGTTGTACCCTTAGGAATATAGGAACCGACTTCGTAACTATCGATGATGTTATTGTTGTAGAGATATCCATAAACTTCTGTCTTATGTTTATAAGATATTCTTTCTACAACGTGTAGTTTCTTCTTTTCTGGATCTTCCAGAATGAGATAGTAGTTATGTTCTCTTGCTTGAGAAAATCTCTCAATCTTCCCAATTACATTATAACCAGTATCCGTTGTTAATATAGAAGATGACTTGTTTCCAAAGTCATTTTCTGAACCTGTTGCTACATATGGAACCTCACTATGAGTCAACACTAATGTATGTGACTGGTGGATTCCGTTCATAATCTTTCTTGGTCCCGAATTGGTAATATTGTTCGGGATATTTAAACCTTTTCCTAAAAGATGTTCTGGAGACTTTGCATTCTGTGCAAAGTCTCTTACAACATCCATAACATTTTCTGCCATTGTGTTTCCTCCTAATTCGTCCAATTGTGTTTTATAAAATACACAAATATGCTTCTCAATATTATAATATATTTACGACTGCATATTTAGTATACCATCCAACAGGCTATTTACACCCGTAGGATTGTACTGTGATTTCATGTTACCCAAAAGAGTAGAAAGTGCAGCATTTGCAGATCTGGAGAACTCTTCTGCAAAGTCGGCATCTGTTAGAATTCTCTCTTTGAACTCCTTTTGAGTGAATTTTGTCTCAGATGCTATGTTGTTGAAGTGCATATAAGCACCCTTAGACTCAATATAACCACCACTCTTTAGGAAGATGAATAATGATAGTATTGGGTCATATCCATAGTCATATGTAAAGAGTAGAGGAATCGCTCTTCCGGGAAGATTGGATCTAGACTTGATAAAAGTAAACTCAACAATCTTTCCATTTACTCCCAATCCTTCAGAATCTTTTAACTTGGTTCCATCATCAACTCTGATAAGGTTATTTGCAAGATATAATCCAGCATTACCGCCAGGAAGAGTTTCATCTGGCTTTAACCAACCAATCTGAGCCTTTGTTTTTGCAAAAGGATTGATATCTACCTTAGGATTGATATGGTTGATTACAAAGAGGATGATGTTTGCAGCCTTAAGCTTTGGTACAATTCTCTTAAAGATTGCAGAGTTTGTCTTAGCCATCGACGTTGCACTCATCTGTCCAGATAATTCCTCTTCTTCTGTAAGCTTCTCTGGTGTAAGCATTGCTAAAGTATCCAGAATATATACGGTAGGAATCATCTTATAAATCTTTTCACCCTTAGTGGAAAGCTTTCCGGTATCATACTCATAATCTGCTTTATTAGCAATCTTCTCTTCATAGATAGTCTGAATTCTCTGATAGAAGTTTTCCGCAGTTACGGCAGCGTTTCTGTAAATCAATCTATGCTCAATCTCATCCGGACCAAATCCTGTAAACAACTCTCTTCGGATCTGATTAGAACCACCTTCAATATCATCATAGAAGATTACAGCATTTGGAAATGGTCTAACAATATTAGCAGCAACCTGTAAAGTGAAAGTTGTTTTACCAGAACCCGGACGTCCAACAATCATATTTGAAGATCCGTCTGCAATACCAACAGAGTTGTATGACATCTCTTGTCCATTCTTTAAAGAAACATGAACCTTATACCCGTTAGCAAAATCAAATGGAAGAAATCCTGTCGAATACATAACATCAAACTTTCCTTCTTCCATTCGAGGATCCTTTGTCTTGCTCATCTTCTCTCTAAATCTATCAGCCAATAGTCCCATCATATACCTCCCAATATTAAAATAAGTAAAGTAATAATATGTAAAAAATGTTGTAAGAATTAAAAACGAAGAGTATACCACTATAAGTGGTATACTCTTATAAATTATAGATGATCCATACCAGGATCATTATGAGTTTCTACTCGATCGGGAACAAATTCTACTTCCATATTCGTAATGTATATAGTAATTCTGTTGACTCCTCTGTTATATTCTTTTATAAAATTATCATAAGTTCCGTTACTTGCTATATGCATATCCGGCAATCTAAATTCTCTAAACTCACCGATATATATATTTTTAACTCTTCCAGTTTCTTCACAATACCACTTCCCATATTTCTTTTTATTAGCATATCCATAACTATACATAATTAACTGTACAGGAGCGGAGTTATTTACTTGCATATACATTATTAATGGTTTTATGTTTTTTGGCAACCATAATGAATATCTACCATATATTATAGATTTATCTTCTGCTAGATAAGAAAAACTAGTATATGATTCAATGCTCTCGTTATTACTGATCTTACAAATATTATATTTTCCAGTTTTATCATCCTTTTCTGCAGAAACTATTGCTAAATTTTGTCTAAGTTCGTGTGTAAATGATGGTTTATAACGATATAACGCATCGCTACTATATTTTCCAATAAAATTCTCACTATCAAAAATCGTAGAGTCATTCCACGGAGTTAATATGATTGGAAATATTGATAAAGGCACTTTTCTGCCATTATAATAAGCATAATCTTGAGCTTTTATATATGCAGAAGTCTCCTCTTGGTTAGGTTCCGAAACCGTTATACAAATATTTTTTCCTTCTCTTATCGCAAATTGATGCGGACCGTAATATATACTGTTATCGTCACTTTCTGTGAATTTAGTGCAATCCATTTCTAATGTTTCTTTATTCATATATTTTCTAGAGCTGTACATTTTTAGTCTAGCACGTATACCAATAGATCTATATGAATAAAAGAAACTTGCACTATTTTTTACATAGTCGCAGAATGCACTAAACGGTGACATCGTATATACAACATTTTTTATGAGGATATTAATATCACTATCTGTAATATTACCCTTGTTGATATTTTCATTGAACATTATCAACAAGCCGATGTGATTTTCTTCACTCTCGTCATCACCATTCAATATCCAATTATAAATTGCTTCTGGTGATTGTATAATTGCATCTTTTATATGTTTCTCATTTATAAGAGATACAAAATTATCACGATTCATTGTAATAATATCTGACGATTCTGTTGCACCGGTTCCAATACGTTTTATTTTCTCATACGATTCTTCAACAGTGGGAATTACACCATGTTCTAACACATCGGATGCTCTATACCCAAGTTGAAGTTTATTATCAATTGTATATGCTTGAGATGCAGCGAGCTGAATATTTTTAGCTCTCATTGAATCCGTTATATGTCCCTCTGTTAGATAAACTATATCGCTACGGTTATTATTAAGATTTATTCTACTACTCATCTCATCAATGTTAGTCTCTATGTTATCTTTTAAATCATCTATATAATTTAAAATATTTCCCCGAAAAGAATCAGTTTTTACTTCAACGTTTTCTGCACTAGTTACAATATTTACAGGGTTAGATTCATTCGTCTCCCCATTCTTAACGGCTATTCTGATAGAATTTAATTCATTATTAGGCATTAGTAAATCTCCTTTTGAGTTATAATTTAACTTACGGTTTATATAAAAGTTTCGGGATATTCCGAATATCGGAATATCCCTACTTCTTATAGTTTAATGATATTTGTATACGGAACTTTCTTTGAATCCAACTGAGAGATTCCTACACCGTTTAATGGGAATCCTCCGAGATTATCTACAATAATACTTCTGTAATCAACAATAAGTTCTATCCATCTCGGAACTGGGACGTCTAATGGAAGTGCTATGGATTGAAACTCTTTTGATTTCAATAGTTTCACTTCATCATTATTACATTCCTTAATTCCTAACAACTCTAAGAATCTTTCATATTGATATGGAAACTCATCTTTAAGCTTTTCTACAGTAACAGCATTTACAACAATCTTGATGATATCGACAGAGTTTCTTTCTTTAACATCAATAGCTGAAAGATGTTCGTCTTTTACATAATTCCATAACAATAATCCTTTAACACCAAATACTCTTAATGGGTTCTCATAAGAATCCAAAGATTTTATTGTTGCAGGTTTGTAGTAATTCTTAGAACCATTCATGATATTGGTATAAATATCATTCTCGAGAATAGCCATTTGTTTAATAATATTCGTTCTATCAATATTATCTGCCAACAAAATATCTTTTAAGAGTATCTTATTAAGCCGATCTCTCGTCGTTTTAGGAATAACAGATTTCACCAGACAGTCTATTCCCTTAACATCTGGCACTCCACCAAGATAGTTACCTTCTTGAAGCTGCTGGAGTGAAGCATAGTGCTTTTTTACATTTTCTAACAACACCCTTGTCATAAAGAATTCGTTCTTCATAACAATAGCACAGTCTACGTCATTCCTATAAGAACCAGATTCTTTTGTAAAGTCTATCATGTACAGATTGATTACATCTGTAAGAATATAACACATGATATTTACAAGAGAAAACTTCATATTTTCTTGAGGAATTGTTTCAACCGGATTGATCAGCTTGTTGAGTTCAATCTTCTCTTGGTTGAAGAAATCATAATCGTACTCCGGTTCTTCGAAAGTTATACAATCAGAGATTCCACTATTTATAGGATCTCCCCATTCATCTCTTTCAAAGAATGATATTGGAAATCTTGTACTCTGAATATCTTTCAAATACTCAGGAACTCCTTCTTCACTCTTTTCACACTTCTCAACAAGTTTAGCAACATCAATATTTTGATGAAGTATTTTGAAATCATGACCCTCAAGATACTTTATGTTGTAATTATACCAGGCATCCAAAGATACGAATGAAGAGTCTGTATCAGATATCAAAGATATCTTCTTTATCATATTCTTGTTTCTATCCATTCTATCATAAATCTGATAGCAATAGAAAACGTACTCCAATAACACAGCTTTCAATTCATCAAGATATGGACGAATTCCTACAGGTGGATATGCTGGATCCATATACGGGAAATCCATATTTTCAAATATCTGAACCATAAGATTTCTGGCATATGCTGTATCCATAATACCATAAAGATTGTTCTTATAATACAATCTATTCAGTTCTGTTTGTGTACAACTTTGAAGAATCTTTAAAACAATATCCATATCTTCTGTTGTTGGTACATATTTGTATCCACAGTTTAAGATAAGCTTGTTAAATACTTCATATACATCAACAAAACCACTTCTACCAAGAACAATCTCGTCATCAAACTTCCATTCTTTGTACTCTTTTCTTACATTATCAATGAATACAAGAACATCATCCAACGAACCAAACTTAACGTTGTTTCCAAGGAACATCTCGAAACACATAATTGCTGAAGATATCAATGACCGTCCCATAGATGTTACACTTGGAGCAACGTTTAAGTCGAATAAGAAAGAAACTGCAAGACCGATTAATCCATAGATTCCGTTCATATCAATCTTGTCAAGTTGTTGTAACAGATTAAACCGTTCGAATTGTTCACTCCCTTTTGGATATTTGAACATCTCTTTCTTATGCATCTTTCTCAACTTTGCAAAGTTCTGAATAACACTAATCATAGGGTTTTGAGAATTTGCATGAGTCTTAAACATTACTCCATAAGATGTAAGTATCGTTTCTTTCTTAGTAATATACTCTAAGATTTCTGCACCAGAAAGATCAATGTTCTTTTTGATGTAATTATTCCGAAGATATGCCTCAAAATCTGTAAATCGTTTCTTCACAGAATAATCTACAATATTCTTTGCATCAGCTTCTGTCATGTTGCTATCATAAGATAACAACAATCTCATCATTACATCTTTGTATTTGTCCAAATACTTATTATTCATACAACCAAACCACCTCTCCTAAAGATTAAACATAGTTCCACATAATGTCAAAGCTTTCTTCGTATGTATCATCATAACCATTCTCTTTTGCCCATGATATAATAGCAGACTTAACATCTGAAAACTTCGGTGGAATTCTATAGATATCTATAGGTTTGAAGATTAGTAAATCTCCTTTTACGTTCGCTTTATCATACACTCCAGTAACAATCTTATCAAAACGTCTACAATGATTGTAGTTGAAATCGATAATTGTATCTGTAATTGTGGTCGCCATTGTAGAAGAACTACCTCCAAAATAGTCTTGAACAAATACTGTTACAGGACAGAATATGGATGCCTTTTGTTTATCTGTCCACTTACTCCACTCTGCTAACCATTTATATCTTGGAGGATACTTATCAGGATTCTGACTTCCTGTATTTTCTCTTCCATTACCATCATTACCGTCCACAGATGGTTCAACAATTATATCTTTCTCGTTCGTTTCTTCGTTTTCTTTAATAATATAATCCATACTCTTCATCCTTTCAAAAGCGAAAATGTGTCTATACTAAGATGTATTTTTATAAATAGAAACTAATTAATAAATGTCTCGTAACGAGATATTTGTAGTTTCTATTTATTGCAATATATAGAAAAAAGAAAATATTTTGAAAGGAAGAAGAAAATTATGTATAACGAATTTGATGCATCATTACTTGTTGAGCAGTTCCTTGCAGATGATCTTACTCATAACGCAACACCGGATCAGGTTAAAGAATTCTGTAAGCCAGGTGGACTTGGAGAAGGATTGGTTGAGGCTGGTATTATGACCAAGAGAACTCTTGTTAGACTTTCTAAGAAGGATGACCTTGACAGACGTACTACCATGGCGGCATTCTCTATTGCAAGAGCAAAGAATGACCCATTATGGAAAAAGCTGACTGTTATTCAGGCTAAGAGAAAGGAGCTTATCGGTGCTATTAAGCAGAAGTATGCTTCTGTATCTCGTAGAACTGCTGACAAGGGTCAGAAGGAATACATCAAGACTATGAGAAAGGTTCCCGTTAGCTTTGTTAAGACTGGCGGATCTGATAGAGTTTAATTATTGTATGCTGCTTAACAACCATGGCTATATCGGTCATGGTTGTTATTTTGAAATTTTTTAAAGGGAGGGGAATATGCATAAACCAACACCCTATGGAACATATCCATTAGTGTTGAGACATTACAACACACCAAACCCAAGATCCGGAGAGCTCTTGTTCAATTATGAAGATTTGAATCTGTATGTTTGCAATAGAGCAAACAATAACAAGATTACTCCAGTATCTAAATTGATTTATGATAAGAGTTTAAATGCTGCAATGGATAATGCAAACATCATATATGCGACGGAACGCACAGTTGATAGTATTCCAGATAGAGGAATCAATAGCTTCTATCTTATCGGAAGAGGTTAGGAGAAGTTTATGAACTTTGAAGAAAATATATGTATAGACTCATTTAAATTTGCAACAAATGCTCCGATAGACTGTAGATATGTTGTAGAAGACATTGAAGATATTGGTGACGATAAGATATTTTATGATGGGTGTATTACATATATAAAAAATATAGATACCTATATAATGCATAATAATGGCAAGATACAACCACTTATTATGCGTCATAAGATAGCTAATCTTGTACCAATGTTGTCAGAATTAAAATACAAAAGTAACCCATTTGGAAGTAGTACAGAACCATTCGTAACAGAAGATAATATCACTACAGAATATTTGTTTACAGATTATACGACGAGTAGTAATGCTTCAAGTTACGATAACAGGTTACGAATACCATATTTCGATATAAGCAAGGATTACAAAAGCTCCTACTATGAGAATATATCATCTAATGCTAACACAGTATTTAACAAATACATGCGTGGACATGATTGTATAATGGATTTTGAGCATAATATATTTGTATCAAAAACTTGTGAGGCTGTATATTTTGATGGTAATTATACCGTTCTGAAAAATGTGGTATTTTTTAGTTTTGGAAGATTGTTCAATCCAAACACTTCCATAGATGCAAAAGTCGATCCTGTGAAAGAACTATCTGATGATAATTTTAGATTAGTAAAATTATTGTCTGATAATGTATCAGCATTAGCAGAAGCTGTAGAGCGTATTGGTACAAAAGTACTTACAGAAACTGCAGATCAAGAAACGCTAAATATTATACATTCTTTAAAGAGTAGTATTACCGATGGTCTTGAAAGAGAGATTGAATCCGTTAGATATAAGATACAAAATAGGATCAATACACGTAATACATATACGTCATATAATGAACAATCTAAACTCAAACCAGTTCCTGCTCCAAAAGAATATGAACATCTGGAAGAGCAAGATTCTAGAAACGTAAATGTAATCCAACATTTATAAAACGCACGAACAAAATGGCATAGGTACATTTGTACCTATGCCGATTTTTGTCATCTCTATTTAGTTTTTATCGTCTTTAGATTCAGATTTCTTATCTTCTGCCTCTGCTTCCTTCAGAGCTTCAGAAGCTTTTTCTCCAAGGGAACCCGCCATTTTGAGTGCAAGTTTCACTATAAATTTAGTAAAATTCTTTGTTTCTAATGCTGGCACTATTACACTAGACATCTTTGCAAATGCCGCAGCGATGACCAATTTATATTCAAATGGTAGATTATAACCCGTGGAAAGAATCCATCTATATACAGCGTTTGTTAGTATTACGGTAAAAATTCCCAACGTAAAAGGTACTACATATCTCATTCTCTCCTTAACTGCAGATTTCTTTATAAATTCATCAGAATAGCATATAATAAAACCGACAGTAGCGGAAATAACATAGTTGGTAACTATAGAACCGTAATTCGTCATAAATGTTGAAAAATTCATCCTATACACCTTTTCCCTCAGACCTCATGACCATCATGTTCACTCTTGGTCTGAAACTTTATCATACCATATTTAAACCCTCCTTGATTTTAGTTTTGATGTCATGTAATTCGAAGTTACTTATTTTTTCCGATAAGATCTTTGGATTCTGACTCATCTGCATCTTCTTCCAAGTATTTTTCTCTGGCATGATTATAAGATACAGCAAACCATAATCCGTAACCGAACATTGAGATGCATGCCATAATGAGGAAAATATTGATTATATTCATAACCTGATTATAGTTGTATGCAATAGTATCGGTTTCATCCATATCGAAAAAGTCTGGATATAAATACTCTATCCAGTCAACCATGTTTATTTTTTGAACAATAATAATCTTATTGTTCACACCTTTTGGAGAACCGGCTACGTCGTATTCTCCAAAAATATTTCCCGTCTCGGTAATGTACTTTGGAACAAGAATTTCATAACTAGCAAGTTCTTCTTTTGTTCCACGTCTAAGAATATCATCAAGCTTCTTTAAATCAATTCTGGGAGTTGGCTTGTAATCATCATCGGCATCAGAGGGTTTACGAGCCTGCCAAATGATCAATCCCTTATCCTGTATTTCCAATTGATGTAAAGCTCTAATACTTAGCTCCTTATTGTAGAAATCATTTGTAATGATTTCTTTTACTTTTATTTTGGAGCCGGTTCTGATAGGGTCTTTCAAATAGGTATCATCTTGGTTGTAGGATGCAACCAGATATCCGTTCACTAATACAAATATGTTGTTTCTATTCGGATCGACAAACCCGTTTGCAACGAATATGTTCGTTTGGAGATTTTTACGAAGTATGTAATCGAATACGTCATAATTTGTATTTAGTGTTAGTGCGATTTTTAGTCTGGATAAATCTGCTTCTTTTTCAACATCGGAGTTAATTTTTTGAATGGAAGAATTCAATTCGTAATCTGCAATATACTGGGCGTTTCTCAAAATAGAATTAAATTCTCTTACTCTCGTATTTTCGACAACTATTCGTGTCTTATCGATGAAGTTCAAGAATACTCTACGAGCCCCCAATAAGCTTACTACGATTATTGCAAATAGAATGACAATAAGCATGTAGCTTCTTTTGAATTTCTTTGTAAAATCCTTTTTAATGTTCACATACACTCCTCCCTTTAATGGAATTTTGGCTAGTTTGGTAGGGTGTGCGGGGTTCACCGAACACCCTGCTCTAATTGTCACAGTCTTACATTAAATACTCCCATTTCGCCATTAGATACTACATTACTACTCTGTCTATCATATTGGGTCACGTTCGTTTTGTTCGAAACATTGACTACTCCGTATCTTGATCGGTGTACGATTTCTCCTTTACCATTCTTTACTACACAGCATGGATTGGTATCACATACTTGTTTAGCATAGGTTAAATTTGGAGCTTCTATGGAGTTAGCACTGTTTCTTACATTGATGACGTAATATCGATCTACCGTTTCCGGTTGATTCATAATAACGTCTCTTATGATTACTTCTCTCTTACTTTCGCCGTTCCCGTTGATTTCAAAGAATTCTTTTACAAAATATTCAAACTCCTGAGTACTTATACCCACTTTATCGGAAATGATCACCACAGAACTACACTTCGTTGTAAACCAACCATAAGTCGAGTCTGTAGCAACCACTTTTCCAAAGTCGCTGTCATCTAAGAGATCTTCGATCCTCTTTTTATCCTCTTCTGAAGTTGTAACAAATGTAACATCATTTCCGAAGTTTGAGATGTCTGTAATTACAATCAGACCAAGAGAACCATCTTCGATCATAGAGACATTATTATCGATCGAATCTTCCTTTAGCGTTGTCAATTTATGATTTGATACTTGAATAGGAAACTTCATTCTCCCAGTAGTATCATAGCAATAAATGTTAGCCATTTTGTTTTCCCCTTAACGTGTATGCATTTTAAATGTTTGCGATGTCGATACATCCAAGAATTGCAGAGATATCTTTTCCGTTCAATTTTTCTGGATCGTTAGTCTTAGAGATTCTAACTCTTCCATTATTTACATGAGCATTGTACATGTAAAATGTTCCGGTCACCTTAGTAAATGGTGAAGCATCGGTATATTGTTTATATAGTGGACATCCTGTCAATTGAATCAATTTACCAGGGTGACAATGAATCTCTTTCTTCTCAGGAACAATATTTAATTCCTGATCAAATACAATTTCACCATCTTCTCCAGCAAACACTTTATATCCAGGATGTTTCTTTGCTTCTACAATTGCAGCATTCTTATCTTTAGTAACTAAGATTTGTGAATCCTGATCTTCCCATTCTACTCTAACACGGTATAATACTGGTGGGGTTACCTCTTCTTTTGTAGTAGGTTTACTAACAACATTGTTGTTTAGCCTCTTCTTATTCGCCATATTATACTCCTTTACATAAGTTTCTATTTCTTTATCTATGTTGTATAACCCATTCTCCTCGATAATGCTGATCATAATATCGTGGTAGGTTATAGAACTCTTGTTAATTCCCCTCTTAACGGGGTAGTCATCTCTATTGCAGAGATTATAAACAGCTTCTTTATAATCCTTAACCCCAATGATATTTTCATAAAGTAAAGGACCTCTATCGGAACGTCTTGTTTCTGTTAAATAAGAAACGTAATCGGCAACAGATTCTTCGATACTATTATACACTTTAAATAGTTCTACACGTTCTGTGCAATCTTTCTGGTGCTTATATGTTTTTCTAGAATTTCTAGAGAAACACTTTCCGGTCCATTTTGCATCAACCTTGAGGTTGTACATACTGTTTGCTACACCATATAAATCCGTAGTTCCCCAAGACGATTCTATTACCGCATTAGCAATAATCAACGATGGTAATACATTATTATTGTAACCATATTTGACAGCTAATGGTATAAGAGCATTAATAAACGCATCATTATTCATATTTGTACTTCCTTTTAATCGTTTGATTACTGATATGTTTTTCGAAATTCTTGAAATATATATTATATAGGTGATACAAAGTGTATATTTCTTAAGGAAATGGAGGAAAAACGTAATGAAAATTAAGTTTTACGACGAGTATGATCACTGGACTTATGGAGGTGAGTCCTTCACCCAACGATTCGAGCCGGTGGTTACAGCCATAATAGAAATAATAGCGGATGCGATCACCGGCTTA